CGCCTCTTCTTGCGTATCACAACAAACGGTGGTTTCCCCGCTGATAATGTCAGCGATCGCAACATCCACTTTCCAAAGATAATCGCCAAGCTGTGTAACATTTACTGTTGTCGGTGTTATCATGCTAATTCCNCCACCTTTACGGTACATTTTCCGTCTGCGATAAAATAGATAGCTGTGTGTGTTTCAGGATGAAACTTAAAATGCACACTGTCGTTAGGAAGTAACGGGAAACCTGTCTCTAAAGTTACCCCTGCCGGACCCCAAAAGACTGTATTTGCAGAAGTATTCAGGACAANCATCTCATACCTACCCGCAAGCGGTGACGCCCCTGCGTGCATTTCTGCTGCGGTGGATGTTACGGTACGCTCACCTACTACGGGATCGGATTGCATAACCCCAACTTTACTGCCCNTTAGTTCAACAGGAACGCTCCCGTCCTCATTAACCTTCAGCTTATTATCGGTAGCAACTGCATCACGGATTGTAACATCTGTTACTGTTACTGCGTCTATTTGCAGGTCTGTTTCAACCTTCAATTTATTTGCNTCTCGGTTAAAAACCGCATTTAAAATGTCGGAAATTCCAAATATCTTGCCCATTATTTCACCTCCGGCTTAACCTCCGCCTGTTTGCCGCGCTCTTCCAGCTTGACCTCGATGAAATCAATCCCATTGGCCTTGTGTTTCCGCAGAAAGTCAATGGTTTTCTTGTCCTCAGTTACATATTCCCCATTCTCAAATACAATCTTTTCTCCCCGATTTAGTATTGGAATACCATTTTTAACCTCCATATATGTCGGTTTTACTAGCACCTGATAGTTGTTGTACTTTGAAATGAACTTAGCCATTTTTCTCCCTCCTAAAAGTAAAGCCTGGGGCTGTTACGCCCCAGGCATATGGTTTTAGTTAAGCTACGCCTTTAATGATGGCGTGGGTCTTCGGCAGTCTGACCTCTACCCCAAACTCAGTGATGTACTCATCCTTTACGGCATCCTCATCCGGATCTTGGCGTGCGGTCAACAGCTTAGTATCCCTGCCTTTCAGCGGACAGTAGGCGACATTGTTCATGTCCAGGATGACGCCCATACCACCATAGACAGGACCCTCAAAGAGTTTGTGTTTCACAATGTATAATGTGCCGTGTGAAGAGACATATTCTTTGACCTTAACACCATATGTCCTCTCTCCAGGCACAGTCTTCAGTTTGTTCTGCGCCCACAAGTCAATGATAGTGCACAGGCGTCCACAGGCAAATAGGATCTTCTCACTGGAACCGTACCTGAACACATCTTCCAGCCATTCTGTAAATGCCTGTTCAGTCAGACCGTCGCTGATTGCAGAGACATCTAACACGTTTTCGGTTAAAAACTCAAGGATGCCGCCGGTGGTTCTCCGGGGTTTGCCGTTATGTATATCCTTGCCTTTCTTGCCCATCCACATGGTACGCTCCATGTCAATAGCGTGGTTTATACCGTCCAAATGGCGATAGTACGCCATCGCCTTCGGACCGTAGGTAGAGGTGGCAGCAAGAGTATTGGTGACGCCAACAGGAGTACGCAAAATCTGAGTATAATTAGTCTTTTTTACAGGCTCGGTTGTCTTAATTTCACGCAGCTTTGCGCCCTCTTCATTGGCATTGCCTAGAATAACTATCGGATCATCATTTACCAATGAAGCAGTAGTAGAACCTCCCCATCCACGAATAACAGTTATGGTATTCCCTGTATTATCAACATTGGTAATCAGCATAACTTCAGTTGTTCTTGGGACCTGCACAATATCTCCAACCCGAAAATAGCCAGCATTGTCAACTGCCCATACGGTTGCGCTGTTATTATAACCAGCAGAATTATTAATCGCATCCCAGCGATTCCCGGGGTCCTGCTCCATCCAGCTAAACTCCGGGTTAGTTACAACCCTTCTTCTCTTCATCTTCTTTGTCAAAGTGATCAGCGGGCTGGCATTAGGCTCAAGCTCCGCAATCTTCTCCGACATATCTATTCTTAGCCTGTGTTCTGCAATGGTATTGGTTCCTACAGCCATTTTTTATCACCCCTTTTAAATGATTTACCCGAACAGCCCATGCCGCCGGAAAGACATCATCTCATTGATAACCTGTTCCTCCGGTGTCGGCGCAGGGTTCGGGTTGGTTGCTCCTGATTTTTGGAGCTCTGCCTTTTTTTTGTTCTGCACTTGCTGTACTCCTTGCTGAAGACCCTGTTGATACGCCTGTTGCCCTAACTTCTCTGCCGCCCCGGCCTTCACAGCGCGGTAGAGCGTATCTAATATGCCGAAATCGCCGTCTTTAATCTCACCTTTACTCCGCCTTACACCCTGGTCTGCAATGACATCAAGTAGTTCAGGATGTTCCTCTAGGTATGCATCTAAATCATCCGCTAACTCCTCAATGTCAGGGTAAAGCGGCTGCCCTTTCGCATCTGTAGCCTGAATCATTGCGATAAGCTCGTTTTCTATGACATCCATCTTCTGCTGTTCTGCATTTTGTTCTTGTAGATACGAATATAAAGGGCTAACATACTGCTCCAACATGTTAGCTATCAGGTTATAGACTGCACGTCCTGGCGTTTGTGAGAATTCCTGCAGAAATTGGTCGTCAAACTGCTGCCACTGCTCTTCAGTCCATTCCTCTCCTTCTTGCTGCTCATCCTGTTGCTGCGGCTGTTGTAGCTGTTGCTCCAACTCCTGAATCCTTGCTTGCATCTGCTGCAACTGCTGTAATAGCAGTGCTTCCTGAGCACCCTGCTGCTGTTCTTGCTGTTCCCCTTGCTGTTCATTCTGCTGCTCTACCTGCTGCTGTTCTAGCTGTTCTACCTGGTCCTGTTCCTGCTGCTCTTCTTCCTGCGGTTCCTCCTGCTCCACCTCCTTCTTTCCATCATCAGTACCGGCAGTCAAAACATCATCAGTCAATTCGTCAGGGTTTACACCCAAACCGTCAAACATCCCCACGATAAAACCTCCTTAATATGCGACAAACAGGCTTTTCCGCCTGTTTGCCAGTCTTTTTATTCTTGTTTTTCCCTTGCTTTTTGCCCCTGCTCTACCCGGTGCCTAACTTCGTTAATCAGTTTGGAATATGCCTCTAATTCTCCCTGCAGTTTCGTCACTTCTGCCACCCGGGTAAAATTTCGGGACTTTAAAGCGTTTACTATAGTCTTTTCCCTCTGTTTTATCCACTCTTCAATGTGCCGCCAGCCTTCGGAAAGAGTCATTTCCTCAAGCGCAGCACCTAATTTTACTTCATCCAATACCCACCACCCCCTAACTGCTGCGCTATAGCCTCAAAGCCAATAGGTTCAGGTTGTCTCTGTATTGCCTGTTCTTCGGGTAGCAGCTCATTGGCTTCCTGCTGTCCTGTAACCTGCTGCACTAACTCTGCCTGCTCCTGCTCAATTTCATTTTCAGACTTCAGCAGTTTTTCAATGTCCTTGATGCCGTATGCCTCTAACACTCTCTTCTTCAGTTCGTACTGGCGTACTCCGGGGTCATTTTTCATGAGTGAATACAGAGTAGTGATGTCTTCTCTGTATGAGAGTTTTGACAGTGTAGCCTCAACATTCGATCCGGCAGGTACATACTCATACCTTCCGGTAAGATTCTCCGGCCTCAAGGTATTAAAGTTATAATTCCCCTCTTCGTCCTTTGAGCGTATTTTCCGNTCACCATCAATAAACTGTTGGTTCAACTGGTCATAGAAAAAGCCTAACCACTTAAGCCCGCAAGATTCAAATAGCTTTGCCTTCACGTCAAACCTGATAGATATAGAACGCTCCCTTATAGCGTGTTCGGTAGCTGTCTTGGCACCTTCGGCAACTGCTCCCCTTGTTTCCGCATAGGTGGCTGTGGATTCTTGGATGTCCTCTTTGATGATCGCTTCTTCCTGATATGTCTCAACAGGAGGCGGTGTAAGTTTTACCTCTTCCAACCCTTCAAGAGAATCCAACCAAATAATACCGCCGGGTCTCGGCACCAGGTCTTTGGGATCAAGCCCGCTGTCCTTCAGAGCTTTCCACATGCCGTAAATCGAAAGATTGTTGGCGTCTATGCGCTGGTTCCTGGTGGTGTTTAACTCTTCCTGCAGGTGCTCCATTACCTCAACAACAGACAAGCCGTAAAACTCCCCATTTAGCGGGTCAATCTTTGCCAATCCAAAAGGCTTTTTCCCGTGCCAGAACGGGTTCTCTTCATCCCGGATAACCCGCACCTGGTTTATGAGTGTAGAAACGTGGTCATCTTCCCACATCTCCAACAGCTCATGCCTGAGGCTGCCCACATCTCCGCCAGCACCGGCAGTCTCCCATGATGCGCCGATGGCTGCCATCCGGTCCTGCTTGCCCTCATTGATCCGGTCAGCCCCTTCTTTAATCTGCTCCCAGTCGTCACCCTGCAGTTTGTATATCCCCAGGTCAACCCGCTTTTCTAGTTCCTCCTGTGAAATATACTTGCGCCGTATAACCCATTCGCAATCCTCTATAGATGTCCCTTCAGGGTCGGGGAAAAGGTCATAAATAGAGAACGGCTGCCAGTCGGGATCATCCCATATAACAACCTCAACATCCTGAATATCGTATCCTATGAACACGCCTTTTCTTGTCACTGGCACCCTCTGTTTTACGGTTCTGGTCTCATACCGCCAGCCGGTTTCAAAAGGACATGCCCCGTAGATCAACATGTCGGTGATCAGTACATAAAACTTCAGCATACTGTCAGCATCAGTTCTGGTAAGCTGGAAGTCCACGAGGGCCTCCATGTTCTTTGCGTTCTCTACATCGTTTTCGTCTTTCGGCACGAATGAAATCCAGGGGCGATGCGCAAGCACGGCAGAAAGCAGTTTGGAACGGATCGTATCAATCGTGCTGTAAGTATAAGGGATATGCAGATTAGACCTGTCCTTTTCAAAGTCCGGCAGTTCCGGCACTACTCCCCGGTACAGTTTGTACCAGCGCAGCCACTTTACATCCCAGGGTGCCCGCCAATTTTTGGACCAATGAAACCGTGACAGTATCAGGTTTTTCTGCTTCTCTCTCCTGTCCTCTTTGCTCACCGCTTCACCCCCTTTTTTCTCCGTTTCTTCCTGACCAATCTAGCAAACAGAGGCAACTTCATCCCCCTGCTTTTCCGGTTCCATTCGTCAACATCCACGCCCTGTGCCTCTAACATCGCTCTATTCGCATTAAAAAAGCGCCTCTGCGCTTCGGATTTGTAAGGCATTTGAACACCGCCTTAATCTATATTTTCAATATCCTGTATAACTGCTCAACCTGCTCCTTGGAACACTCCTTGGCAGGTCTTCCGGCATGTTGGCTGCCGGTAGTTTCTTCTGCCTTGCTACCTCATAGTACACATTCGCATGAACGAAGTGATCCGGCCCTGCGTTCTCCCATGTCCGAATGACATTCCCCATCTTGTCTTTCTTAACCAGGTTCTTGTCTACGCCATCCTCACCAATGATATACAATGTTTCCCAATGGTCACAAAGGCAGTCCTCTATAACTCCCGCCTTCTGCTTCCCTACAAGCTGCGGGTCATTCGGTTTCAGGAAAACCGATACTTCCGACTTTTCGTAGGTTTCAATTAGCGCATCAATAGCGCGGGTTCGATGAATCCTGACTATGCCGGATTTTTCGCCCCTTTCGATGAATTCGACAGCCTCTTTCCGCTTGTCATCGTAGTCATAGATGGCACGATACGCCCGGCCCGGATGACGCTTCACAAACCGCGCTGCTTCTTCGGTATCCGGCGCATTGTCGACCACACACAGATTGATACCCTGCTGCCTAAAGTATTTTTCAAGTGAATCCCAATCCGGCAGGGTAAAAACTTTCGTAATCCCCCATTCATTCCCCTGCACGCAGTGGAGAACCTTTCCAACATCAACGCCCAGCAGGTTGAAACGAGGCTGCTTCGGCATATCCAGCGTGCAGTTCTGCAGTATTATGGTCCGGCTCACGCTGTTGGCCCCTCCTATCACCGGCAAACCTAAAACGAAGTTGTAGAAATACTCCTGGCTTTTCGTCTGTTCCTGCTCGAGGATCTCCGCTGCAGATATCCACGGCGCGATAAGCTGGGATATGTGATACCCGGACCACTCCCGGCCCGGATACTCTGCTACCCATTCGCCCTTCATCCTGACCTCATCATCCAGCACTCCCCGACACTTCCGGCAGATGAAGGCTTTCTTTTCCCGGCATACGTTCACGAAATAATCCAAATCCTGCCATTCCCCACAGTGCGGGCATTTCACATGCCACCGCTTTTTGTCCGACATTTGCCAATAAACGTCTATGCCGACATTGGGCCTGCTGGGGTTTGAGAAGAACCACTCGCCCTTAAATTGGCTGTGTGCCAGCCTGGAATGATACGTTTCTACCTTCCCGATGTCCGACCTATCCAACTCGTCATGGAAGTTCAGGTCAGAAGTGATCATGATACCTTTGCTTTCGCCCTTCGTCCCCTGCCAGAAGATGAATGACTCCCCTACCTGCTTCTGNTANATGTTGTCNGTGCTCCCTNTNAGTTTCTCCCTGATGGCCGGATTTCGCTCAATGATCGGGTTCACCTTCGACCGTACAAACGCCCGTACATCATCGTCAGTGGGCAGGGTGTGGATGCAGTTGTAACCACGTTTCGCGGCCATGAAAAACTCTTTCAGGATGGCCGCAGTAGAAAGGCCAACCTGGGAACACTTCATAACGCACAATTTCGGCGATTCGTCCCGGTAGATGTCCAGTAAGAAACGGTGCTTCTCAAACTCGATNGGGTCGCCCTTCTCGTTCACNATCTGATTGCCCTGATCCACTCAACTATGTCAGATTCGGCCGCTTCCTGTTCAAGCAAGAACAAAAGTTCGAGTTCTTCAGCTTCCGTCAGTGACATTTTCCTGCTCCCTCTTTTTCAGCAGTTCATCTATGCGCTGTTTTCGTTCTTCAGGCGTGAGCTTGGACACTTCAGCCCGGATACTGGCTTCAATAGGTCCGCCGCCCTTCCCGGTGATTTCCTGAGACACCCGCTCCCGGTATTTCTCGGGACGTACACCTTTCAGGAGAAATATAAGCAGGGTGTCTGAAAATTTTTGAATATAGCCGACCACCTCTCCCTTGTGATACACGGGCTCGGCTACACCTTCAATAGCCCGCCGCCACGCTTCTTGTTCAAGCCGGTCCGCTGCTTTTTCTTCGGCAACCTTGAACGCTTCCGCAAACTCCGGATCATCCTTTTTCCAGTACTGCACCATCCGCCTGGAAATTCCTGCTATTTCTGCAGCGTGCGTAACAGTTCCGCATTCTGCGAAAGCCGCTAGGAAGGCGCGCTTTTTCATATGCGATATATGCCGAAACTCGCTCTCGTTTTTCTCGATAATTTCCTGCTCTTTCTTGCCCGTCACTTTCACCACCTCCCCTGTATACAAAAAGCAGGTTTTTCGCCAAAAGGAAAATATAGGCGTGAGCCTATAAAAGCCGCCCTCGAGGACGGTTGCTGCCTAATTTTTATCTAACTCGCACCCTGGCTATTTCCACGTATTCCGCCTCTCGCTCAATGCCGATGTATTGGAATCCCTCACGCTTTGCCGCCACAAGCGTCGAACCGCTACCTGCGAACGGATCAAGCACGATTCCGCCAGGCGGCGTGACCAATCGAACAAGCCATGCCATAAGATCGGTTGGCTTGACGGTGGGGTGAGAATTAACTCGTTTTGTTTTTCCACGAAGGAATGGATTGTCTATTGGTTTTTTCCTGCCGTCATCCGTTGTCTTTTCTTCAAGGTTTATCGGCTCCCCGCGCCAATCGCTATTCCGGTCGCGCTTGGACGCCTTTTTGCATAGCTCCGGCGGCGTGATGTTGAAATATTTACTGAAAAAGGCGTCCGGCTCCGTGGTGACGCAGTTGGCGGGGAAGCGGCCTTTTTCATTACCTCCTCCGCGTTTATACCATTTATCGTAAGTGGCAAACCAGTAAACCTTCCGGTCTTTTGCTTCCGTCGGCTCAGTATTTACTCTGAAATAATCCTTTTCCGCGCTATCCACTGGTATCCAACACCCATCAATATTCAGCGCACCCGTCCCCCACCGCTCCACGTTCTCCGCGACCGTCCCGATAAGCGGCTTTCTCGCGACGATAATCGGCTCATGTGCTGGTTTCAGGCTCGTGCCCCATCCGTCCCNTTTCTTGGCTAGGTCGGTTGCTGGGGCGGTGATGTCCACCACTTCCGCCGGACCGCTCTTCCATTCTCCGTCCCCGAAGGCGTTCGCNATGCCGCTTTTCTTTTCGCCGATTTTCTCCCGCTCGGCTTCTACCCGTTCGATAAATTCATCGAATCGGTCGTCAAGGTCAAGAATCGGTTNAAGCCGCAAATAATTCTCTTTGCTCGGCGGTTGTATACCCTTTTTCCGCCCTTCCCACCACGAATACGACGTATTAAGCCCTAACATCCGGTCAATTTCGCTTTTACTTAAACCCTTTGCTTCCCGGCGGTCTTTGAGATATGCCGCAAAACGTTCGGCCTCTTCACGAAACGCCAGCGCGGAACCATTTTTCTTATCAAACGCCTTCCCCACGTCCATACTTTTTGGAAATCCTTGGAAATACAGCCATTCAATAACATCCCGTATCTCAAACCCCGCCAACCGTAAGCTAATCGTCATCAAGTCCTGCGTCCGTGTCCCAGCGAATACAAGCGCATGGCCGCCGGGCTTCAAAACGCGATACACTTCTCGCCAAATGGACGGTCCCGGCACGAATGAATCCCACGTCTTGCCCATGAAGCCGCCACCACGGTGAGTGTAGTCTTCGCCAGCCATCCATTTCGTCAACACTTCCTCGATGTCCGGCTCTTTTGATAGACCATAGGGCGGATCAGTTACCACACTGTCGATGCTGTTGTCTGGGAGTTCGCGTAAAACATCGAGGCAATCGCCAAGTATTACGACATTTGTTTCCATGTGCATCACCCACAACAAAAAGCCGCCCTCATGTACGGCTCCTTAGCATATATTGTACATCATATTTTTTAAAAAGTCGTCGCAGAAAAGTCGCATTTGTTTTATTTAGTGTCCTTTTCTTGAATTACGCTTTTTAATATTTGCCTGATATTGCGGGCAGAATGAGCCACACTCAAGAAAGAAACAATGCCGCAATTTTGCCTGACGATTTCCACCATGAAATCCAAGTCTTCTAAAATAGCCTCAAGTTCTTCCGGATCAATAGTCATCTCAATACCACTCCTCAATACCATCCCAATGGAGCCGGCAAGGGGATTTGAACCCACTAGCCCACTGCTTACAAGACAGTTGCTCTCCCGTTGAGCTATACCGGCATAAGAAAAAACGTCGCTGTTAAACTATGCTCAACTGTTGCATATGTTCAGCGATGCGTTTCCTTGCTATTTCTACATACTTTTCCTCCTTCTCAATGCCAATAAAAAACCGCCCTGTATTCAAGGCGGCTATGGCAGTTGTGCCTGAGCCTATGCAGTTATCTAAAACAATTTCCCCTTCGTTGGTGTAGGTTTTGATTAGATACTCAAAGAGTGCGACGGGTTTTTGGGTTGGGTGAAGCTTTGTTTTGTCGTATGG